AGTCCCTGACAGTGCGTAAAGCATGGCGACGACCATCAAGAATGCTGTCTTCTGGGTGTTCTAAGTGCTTGTTTGGCATGGGATCCTTGTCTATACCTGTATTATAGCAAGAATTACTGTTCATATAAGCATCCATGTGCCAGTTCTTTAGGTGGTTTCTCCGTCTTTAACCAACTTCTTGAAGTCAGGAGTAAGTCCAGCAAAGAACTGTGGCATAGCAGTAAATGATCCCTTATATCTTAACTCTATATTTAAAACAGGACACTTACCTTTATACAAAATAAAATAAACTTTAGCAGCCTTTCTTCTAAAAGTATTTGCTTCATCTAATACCATTCTTGCTTCACTCTTTGCCAATTTAGACATAGCAATCATCACACTATGGATATTAAGAACATTTGCAGAAGAAATACTTTGTTCTAAAGAAGTATTGGCAGTACCTACACCTTCCACTAAATAAAATCCAAATTCATTCTTCTTCCAGGTCTCTAATTCATCAAGCAATGATGTCTTTAATACCCTTGCTAGTAATGCATTCGCAAGAGTGTTCTTAACATCAGGTTCATTCATAATATTAAGAAATCCTGTGAATAAAGGATTCACTTTAGAATTTTTACTTTGAAGTCTTTTGTTTACCCATATTCTAAAATCATCTTGAGGTTTGAGTCCTCCCTTCTTAACTATAGGATCATTATCAGAACTTATATGTCCTTGACCTTTAAGATTAATCAATGGAACAACTTCATTCTTTCCATTCTTTAAAATCTTTTTAGTCTTAATTCTCATGTCCCATAGTTCTTGAGCATCAGAACGTCTTCTGGGATCTAATTTTTCTATTGCTTTATTACCTTGTACTTCACCCAGTCCACAAAGAGGTCCCTTCCTATCACATGCAGCCTCCTTAATCAATCCAGCAAAGAAACATATACGATGATCATCTAACTTCTTTATTAATTTATCTTTTCCATCAATAAATTTAGAGAATGCATTATTAATTAACGTTGGACTGTCTGCTTTTATTGTTGGTTTCTTCTTTAAAGATATGCCAATGAAATGATTTTTATTTTTTATCTTTCCATATCCTAAGATTACATCAGAGGAATTATAATCTGCCATTCCCCATGCTTTAACCTTAAAATCTGCTACATCATCATGCCACTTATTACCAGTTAAATATACTGTCTGTGGTATAGTAGAACTAATCTTCTTTCTTGTTGCTAAAACACCAGAAATCTGACTTGCTAAGTCAGCATGTAATTCACGAATTCTCTTTTCATCTTTACCTGCAAGATCTATAACCTTACACATACCAGTCTTTTCACCACCCTTATCTTTTACCTTATCAGATTTAAAGTTAGCGAATGCTGTAGCATATAATTCTTTAAATTTTTCGTTATCCGTTTTAGCTGCTTCTAATTCTGTTGTCTTAACAAAGGTTAGTCCAGCATATAATCCTTCCGAGGGTTCGTAAGCCATGTTTGAACGCAGGTCTCCAAGGATTATTTATCCCCATAGATCGCATTGATAACCATCGTAAGGTGGCTCTTCCTCTCCAACGTAATGTTTAAAGTGTTCAGTATCAAAATAAGAAGGGTAATCAAACTTACCTTCACGTTCATCCAGTACCTCATTGATAAGGATCTTCATCTCCTTAGCGTATGTTGGGGTGAATAACCTACGAGGTTTAACGATAGCAGGTTTATGTTGCTGCTTCTTATACTCAGGTGATGCCTTCCACTTAGCAAGATCTTCTTCAGACATAGCACCACCCATTCCCTGAGTGTCTATGTAACTACCTGGTTTAAGTTTATCACTCATATAACCATCCCATGTTCTTCTCTAAGTATCCTCTTATAAGGACCATCAGGATTAGCATCTCTAACCTCCTTAACAAGTTTCAACTTCTCATAGAGATCATTACATGCCACTTCAGACTTGCGACTCTTCCATAACTGAGTCACAATAGTATCTAATTCTTTATCATTAAGGGGTAGATCCATCTTGTTTACCTACAGGTTGTTCATAAAATATCTCACCACTATTTCCATACATTATGGAAGTCCATTCTTTAGTCTCTCCATCCTGCTTGTATACTTCCAAGCAAGTTTCAATACCTTTAGGTACTGGTGTAGTCCAAGTACGCTGCCACCATCCTTGAGTTTCATTATAACGAAACCCCTTCTCTTCTAATCCAAAAGTAAAACACTCTACGGGGTCACCATCAACCTCGCAGGTCACCTTGTCAGGATTCCATTTATCATCGGTACTGACAAGCCAATCATTCCACCATGCCATAGTTAGTTAATTACAATGAGGGTCATAGTATCTCATGAGTCCATAGAACATGAGAGTTCCTGCTGCGATAGCAGTTGGGATTAAAAATATAGGCATTATCGATCTCCTTTAGCTCTTACCTCTGATCTAGCTATATTGAAAGATCCGCCAGGATATCTTTTTTCAAGTTTCTTAATATTAGTCTCTATAACTTCATCGAATGATACATCCAATGCCATACATGCTTGTGCTACGTACCAAAGAACGTCACCCAACTCAATAACAAGATGCTCTCGATTATCGACTGTCCAAGGCTTACCTTGGAACACCATCTTCTTAACGATCTCAAGAAACTCACCAGACTCAGCAGCAAGCCCAACACCAGCAGTGGTAAGACGCTCAATATTGGCACCTTCTCGGTCAAGTTCACCCATACGGTCAGCAAGAGCGACAAAATCTTTAGAACAATCGGATGTGACAGCATCTACGAACTCTTCGTATTGTTTAAAATCAATCATACTTTAATTCAGCAAAGGATTTTCTACCTGAAACTTTTTTAACAATCTCAACTTCTTTCCCAGAATCAACTAGGTCTGTTTGAGGATCTTGTATATCATACAGCCTCATCTTAGATCTGTCAATACCTATGCAGAATCTTTTATTCATTGTAGGATCATGATATCTATTCTTTAATTGCTTAACCATAATCTGATTCATATCCTCTAATTCCTCTGTAGAAATAAGGGCAAACATAAGGTCAGCAGTAGCAGGAAGTCCAAAAGATTCAGAGGTGTCAGTGAGATCAACATCGCTGCTACCATAACCAGCACGAGTAGTTTGAGTGGCAGTAACGATTGGGACATTAGCTTCAACCGCAAGACCCCTGAGTTCCTCAGCAATCGCTTTAACATAAGTGTAAGAATTAACTATTGATCCTTTGTACCTCTGAGAGGCACAAATATTTAAATAATCTACAAATATTATATCAGGTTTGATACTTCTCTTCAATGCAAGTTCTTGTAACAATGCTTTGAAGTGTCCTACATGTGCAGATGCAGTAGGATACTCTTTAATTATAAGTTTACCTTGTGTTTTTTTAATAATCTTATTGATCTTATTTTCATACATGACCTTTGGTAGGTCAGGTAATTTCTGAATAGATACATTTAAAAGATTAGCATCAATACGTTCCGCAATTTTCTCTTCAGCCATCTCCAACGTAACGTACAAAACGTTCTTACCTTGGAGAAGACAACTACTAGCAACATGGCACATAAACAAAGACTTACCAACCCCAGTACCTGCAAGAGCAACGTTGAGAGTTTTATTAGGTAGTCCACCTTTTGTGATCTTGTTGAAGAATTCCAGATCGAAAGGTATCTTTTCCTCACGTCTATGGTAGAAATCGAATCGGTCTTCGTAGTTCTGTAAGTAATCATGACCTACATGCTGATCAAATGATACACCTAATGCATCACTTAGTATTTGTGGAATAGCTCCCTTATCCCTCTTCGTGTCTTGGCCATCAGCGATCTTGACACTCTCCATAAGCGAGAGATAAATCGCTCTCTCCTGACACCATTTTTCTGTTGTATCAACGAGCCAATCAAGGTCTGCCTTCTCATCGGATAAGCCACCAAGCACCTCCGTAATATCTTTAAATTGTTCTTCAGTTAAATCAGTCCTCTCTTGACATTCAATGCTCAATGCATTGAGCGAGGGACAAGCATCATAATTAGAAATGTATTCATGAATTTCTAAGAAGATTACCTTATAGGATCGCACAGTAAAGTACTCTGCCTTAAGAAACGGTAACACTTTACGTGTATACTTTTCGTTATAGATCAGATTACTAAGAATAGTAACTTCTAAGTTCATAGGTAGTGGAGATAAGATCCAACAATGTATTTTTTATCAGACACGGGTGGTCTACCAGCATGTCTGTACTGCCATGTAGCAGGGAATACAAGTATTCTACCACACTCAGGCTGTATTGAGTAGTCTAATCTTGGGAAATATGTTGAACCTCCCTCAGTAACGGTATTTAGATAAAGAAATAAAACAAGGAACCTTCTTGCAGAATTATAGTCCTGTACATCAACATGATCTTTGAACTGATCATACTGATTGTTCTGGTACATCTTAATACGATGCTCTTCAAATGCATACTCAGCAGGAAAATCTGCAGAGACACCTAGTTCCTGCATATACATATCGACTGCATCACAGAACGTATTTGTTAGTGTTCTTTGTACAGGTTCCCATGTTGAATCCTTAGCAAGGTATCTCTGAGATACATTGAACTCATTAAAGGAAGGTTTCTGTTCTCTATCTGTATACTCAAACGCTGAATTGTTAAACGTTTCTATCGTTGACTTACAAAAAGTATCTTCAAACAATCCATCATAACATCTAATATAATCCTTGAGTTCAACCATAAGAGAACTCCTTCCTAGCACATTCATCTAGTGCTTGCATAATCTCAGGGGTGAAATACTCTTCAGGATTTTCGAGAATTGCTTTTGGATATACTTTCTTCTCGCCAATCTCATATCTGTTTCCAGCCTTTGTAAAGACTTCATATTTTTCTCCCAATTCGAGCAGTCCGTAATAGGAGTCCAGTCCTCGTTCATCGTAGAACAACCGTGTTTCTATTTGGGAGTTTTCTTTTGTGAGTCTTGCCTTAGCTGCCTTAGCTTTGATAATGTTTCCAACAACTTCGCTCTGATTCTTTTCCTTTTTTTTACTGAGATAAATGATTGTAGACGCGGCGTACTTGAGGCCACTACCGCCTCCCATTTCTTTAGTAGGGATATAACTGCCGACCACATCGTAGGTATGATTTGTAACTAATAGAGGGACATTTGCCTTACCCAATTTAAGAGTAAGGACTCTAAATATTGACTTAACTATTTGAGCACGAGTCATGTCACGTGTCTCTTTACCTGCCTCAGCATCTTCTACTTCCTTGGTTGTAGAAAGCATACCAAGAGAGTCCAGAACAAACATCAATGGTTTACGATTGTCATGCTGAAGATATTTATCTAAAATTCTTATTGATTGTGTCCTAAACTCTTGCACTGTAGTAATAGGAACGATCATCATACGTGATGAATCTATACCTCTACTCTCAATTAAAGGTTTGGAAATTGCGGATTCGGACTCGAAATAAATGACACCGCTATCTGGATCAGACTCAAGGAAATGCTGCACGATGCCAAGACAAAAATAAGTCTTACCAGTACTTGACTCTCCAGCGAGAGCAGTGATTTTGTTTCCTGGGATGCCTCCATAGATTGACCCAGAAACAAGAGCATTAAAAATATAGCTACCAGTGTCAATGTAACTGTCTGTATCACCAGCTGCCACTCCATCACTGACCAGTGTAGCATATTCATTATCAATCTCCTTTGCGATGTCTTTTAAGAAACTCATGGTGTTCTTTCTATCAATTTAGTAATGTAATTAGATCGCTTCATGGCACGTTCAAACCATGTTGCTTCCATTTTATCGAAGAATTCCTTTTCTTGAGGGTGCTCTCCAGCACCAAAGGCTTTCTTGTATTCGACTATGTAAGTGGTCATCCAAATAAAAACTCCAAGCTAGCAACTTTTTCTGCTTTCCATCCAATCTTATCCAGTATGACTTTAATAGGGTCTAAGAAGCTCTTAGAGAATTGTAAGTCATAGTCCACATGTTTGTCAAGCCCAAACTCAGTCGGAAGAGTTTGAAAATATGAAATCACATTCTCTCCCATTTTGTTTGGTGTCTTAAGATACACAAACTTAATCTTCTCACCGTCCTGTATAAGAGGATACTTATGAGTAAGTTTATTCTTCTTATTGTAGTAGTTGTAGAGTAGAGCACCCCTAACATGGATAGGAGTGCCTTTGCTATAGATTGACGATGGATTCGCCCACTTATTTATCCCATTGCAACCTCTCGGAAATGATATGTCCTCGACTGGTAACTCTGCGAAGTGATCTTTAAATTCCTTAATAAATTTCTGTGCAGTTTCCTCATCCTCATTCATAATAACCTTTAAACACTCCCTAATCTTATCTCTACATGCACTAGGAGTTGAGGACTTAACTGCTTCCAGACCCATGATCTTTAGTTTAGGTTTCTCATATCTAACACCCTCACTGTCCCATACATTAAGGATGTATCTCTTCTTGGCAGTCCATATACCTTTGTTGGCAATGTTCTCCCTTTTCATTATCATTTTTTGATCATAGGCTGAAACGTAGTCGGCCAATTCTTGGTAAGAACTCTCAATATACTTCTCAAGTTCCAGATCACAGATCTTATTAAGGAACGTGACAACGCTTTCATCAGTTTTCTCTCTCCCCTTGTATACACTTTCAACCAGAGGCCCCAAATGCAAGTAAATACTATCAGTGTCACTAGCAATAACATAATCTTCATCCTCAGTTTTTAAAATCTTATTAAGATACTCATTCATTTTACCCTCAATCCACCGTATCGATACCTGCCCACTAAGAGTAATTGCCTCAGCGTTAGATAGGTTATAGTATCTAAAGTATTGGTTTCCAATGGCACCATAAGCCGAGTTGAGTTGGATCTTTCGAGCCATTTGGATGTTATTGAATTTACTAATATCTCTTTGTAGTTTGGCACTTGGGTCCACTTCATACATCCGCTTGGCAGCGAGCATTTTCTTTTTATATATCGTACGCTCTTCATAAATTTGCTCCATCATTTGAGGTAAGAACCCTCTTATGTCTTTGCGGTATTGTGCTCCATTGGCACACACTGAATAATTTCCAGTGATCCCGACTGTTCTATTAAGCAGTCCTTCAACTGTGGCGTTGGGATGCCTTCTTCCAACAAGGGTTTCGGGACTGATGTTGTACTGCATGATAAGGTGAGGGTACAGACTGTTAAGGTCGAAACTGACAACCCAATCATACGCACCAGGGATCGGCTCTTTGACATATGCACCTGCATATTTTTCATCTTTCTTTGCTCCTTTTTTAGCGGGGACAACAATATTCCTATCAGTAAGATAGTTATATATCATCGTATCCCACATGCGTACCTGACTATACACATCTTCAAAGTTTGCTTTGGCATCATAAGACATAGTGATTGCTAGTTCTAGCAACTTCATCTTGTCTTCCAGTCTATCAATCAACTCAACGTCTTGGATGTTGTACTCAATAAACTTCTGCCAATCTCTTGTATAGAAGTCTTTAAAGTTCTCATACTCACTGTGATCTAACTTACGCTGCCCTAATTCCACAAAGGCGATATGATTAAGTCTATATGATTCCTGGTTAGTATAAGTAAACTTACGATAAAGATCGAGATAGTCAAGAATATTGATCCCACTAATGTCATAAGCATAATTCTTACGTCCTTGGACATATACTTCTCTCTCATTAGCACGGTTCCAAGGTGATAGTGAACGCATCCACTTCTCACCAAGTACTCTATTTACACGACGGGCAATGTAAGGTACGTCATATAGATTGACGTTCCAACCTGTAAGAATATCTGGTGTATTCTGTGCCCACCACTCTATGAAATGAGCAAGCATCTTTCTTTCATCATCAAAGACATAATGCTCATGCTCTGTCTCAAATTCTCTTACTGCCCAGACATAAAATTTCTTTGTCACCATATCTTTAATGGTGATTGATAGCATTTGTTCTGCAGCTTCTTCTACATTAGGAAATCCATTCTCACACTGAACCTCAATGTCCAATGCATAGATCTTCATCTGATTAATATTATATTCTACATCACCAGGAAACTCACGACGCATGTATTGATATACAAAACGTTCATATCCATGAACTTCAAACCCTTCTACACCATCATACTGTTTAATAAATTCTCTTGCTTCTCTAGCAGTCTGAAACTTCAACGGTTTAACAGGTCTACCATCAAGTGTCTTAAACTTCTCATCCTTATTGGATAAAACATACAATGTAGGAGAGAACTGGGTACGAAATTGGACTGGTTGTCCATCCTCATACCCTCTATACAGAATTGTATCCCCTGCTAACTGGATGTTCGTATAAAACTGACTCATTTAGAATTGTAGAGTTTTACTAGCTCGGGTGATGGGTCTAGTATACTCATAATCACGTCAGAAGTCAAGAACATGTCACGTTGCTCTGTAAATGATGGGAATGGAACTAATTCATCAGTACCCTTCACTTCAAAACAATTCTCTATTAGAATACTAGGTTCTTCATCCAGCTCCGTCACCTTCCCTATCAGGTACTCTGGTCTCTGTTTCAACAGGATTACTTTCACCTGTTGTTGGAGCATCTGATCCTCCACTGGCTCCAGCAGTGACTCCTGTGGAGTCTGTACCAAGTTCTCTTCCATTTGTTGCTCCAATTAGTTCGTTGTACTTTGCAATGATTGAATCATAGGTTTCATACGCAGTTACAACCTCATCCATTCTCAACATGATCTTGTTGAATTTTGATAAGGGTGCATAGGGTAGAAAACTAATCTCAGGATCACTAACCTTGGTAATATCATTACCATCTAATTCAGTTTCAGTGACATATATGTTATATGGGTCATGTAACTGGAATGCTACTGGTTTATCAGGTTCCTCTTTAGTAGTAACCTCATAGAGATCGGCGATAACATCCTCACCGTTTCGCATTCTTACGATTCTTACGCTCATAGGATCTCCTCTCAATTTCATTAATAGATTGTTTAATAATGTCCTTGAGTATACGTGCCTCAGCGACATTCTTCTCTTCTGCAAGAGGTCTTACATATCGTAATAGTTCATCAGTATAAGATGAGGGAACCTCAACTGTCAATAGATCGCTATCACCATCATGTGTGTTTGGTTTTAAATTCAAATAAACATTCATCATATTCTCCCAAATAAAAAGACACCGCTAAGGTGTCTTTTGTTGTGTATTATATAGGTCTGTATCCTCTATAACCTCCACCAAAGGAGTAATATCAGGAGGATCAGTACCCGTTATTATTGATACAGGAACAGTTGCAGCAGCCAAAGTAACTGTTGCAACCATTAATCCTGCCTCAAGTAGTTGTAACAATTCTACCATTCGTAATCGTCTTCCTCCTGTTCTCTCATCTCTATGTATTCTTTATTATTTCTACATAATCCATGAACATCTATCTCTCCGTGGAGATGTGCCATAGTATGCAGACCCTCAATGAATGCGAACAAACCTATCATCATAACTGGCAGCATCCATAAAGGATGTGTAATTATATCTCCAGGAGTTCTCTTCATGATTTATCTTTATCTGTTAACTCCTTTGCTTTCTTGTTACTGTAATATGCTACTGCAATAACAGAAAGATACATCAATGTATCATCTAACATCACAAGAAAAAAGATAACAGATCCACCTACTCTCAACCATTCAGGAAGAACTGCTGTAATTTTACCACCTAACTTACGAAAGACCTTTTCAAATCTAAAGTATAAAAGTATTAATGCAGTAACTACAAATTCACTATATGGTACAACAAAGTATAATGAGAGAAAAATAAAGAGAGGCCAATAATGCCTCTCGTTTATCTTTGATACTAATTTCAGATACTTCCGAAAAAGTTTCTTCATTTAAAAATCATAGGCGTTAAGACCTAATTATATATTCAAACTATGAACCTGTCAAGTAGTCCTTCCTTGAGTGGTGCTCTGGAACGACCTTACCAAGTTCTATGGATAAGAGTCCATCTTCAAATACGACCTGTCGTACTTCGCAATCTTCGGAGAGTGTCCAAGCACGTGTAAAGGAACGTGGTGCAAGTCCCCTGTGTGTAAACTCTTCATTTGATTTTTTATCTTCCTTGATGCCTTCGACATGTAGTTTTCCAAACTCTGTATAGACTTTAACCTCATCCTTCTTAAACCCCGCAAGTGCAACCTCCAATCTTGATTCATGGTTATTTAACTGAACCAAATTGTAGGGCGGATAGTTATTAGGTGTTTGAAGTTTGAAAAAATCATCAAAGTAATTATCGAGACCGATACTATTTCTTGTGATCTTTTCCATCAATGCAGGAATGTCTGCAGCAGAATATCTCTGTAGTTGTGTCATGATAGCCTCCTTAAATAAGCTAGGTTTAGTGTGTTGTCCCTTTCGGCGACACTACTATTTAACCATAGACTTGGGTTTCAGCAAATGGTACATCCCGAACATATTATGGAGTGTTTAGCGAACCTATATACTTGTAGGTAAAAATGTCTAAAAGCATGAAAAAATTACTTCCTATTATTATGCTCTTGGGTTTGGCACCTGCTGCTCGTGCAGATATAACGTCGCGTATGACTTCTAGTGTTCAGCTAACAGTTAATGCTGCAGCAACACAAATGCAGAGAATTGGTTCTTCATTTAGTATCACGGGTAATAACGTAGATACAACTGATGGAACCACTGCTAATACCATATCAGCTGGTACTATAACTTCAGGTGTATATGCTCCTGGAACTATTGCTGCAGTACAGGATGATCCAGGCGAATCGTTCAGCTTCACTCAGGCATTTACTCAAGGTGATGCTATTGATACAACTGGACCTGACATCGGTGATGTTTCAGCATACGGTAATCAGTTATCTACTGCTGCTGGAACTGCAGGATCCCTTGCAGGAACTGTGACTTCGCAAGGTGCTCTGACTATAGTGGCTGGTGGAGCTGGCACTTCAGCTACGGGACA